GTCCAATTTTATCAGCAACAGGTGAAACTAACGTTGATATAAATTTAAATCCTAAAGGAACAGGAACTCTTAAATCAGGAACAGCTGCAGTTAAAATTGCAGGAAAAGAAACTATATGGGTTCCAGCGGCAGCTATGTATGGACCAACTACTAACCCTGCAGATGCAGCACAAGTAGAAACAACAGCTATAAGACCAGATTTAAAAGTATTTGATTTTGATGCTAGTACAAAACAATACACACAATTTACAATAGCTATGCCTAAGTCATGGAATGAAGGAACTTTAACTTATCAAGTTTATTGGTCTCCAAGCACAACTAATACAGGAAATGCTATTTTTGGTGTGCAAGGTGTTGCATGTGCCGATGGTGATACTATTGACGTTGCATACGGAACAGCAATAGAAGTTACAGATGCAGGTATAGGAACAGTTGAAGACCAACAAATTACAGCTGAAAGTAGTGCTATGACAGTTGCGGGTTCTCCTGCAGCAGGCGAACAATCTTATTTTCAATTATATAGGGACGCAGCAGATGGTAGCGATACGTTTACCGGTGAATGTAGAGTTCTAGGTATCAAATTATTCTTTACTACTGACGCGGCTAACGACGCATAAGGAATTTAGATATGAGAGAATTAAAAAATAAACTTACTGTAGGTAAGAACACAAAAAACACCCGAGGTAGAAAAGGTAAAATGTTCGGATATCAAGTCTTAGGATTTGGTTCTGGAGGTGGTGCAAGTTTTATTGAAGCTACTGGAGGAACAGTTACTGAAGATGGTGTTTATAAAGTTCATACTTTTACATCTGATGGCACTTTTGAAATTACTGGAGGTGAAGGACAAGTAGATTATCTTGTTGTAGCCGGTGGTGGATCTGGTGGTAGTGCGGATGGTAATTTTTCTGCATCTGGAGGAGGAGCCGGAGGACTAAGACTTTCTTCAGAAACATATACCCCAACACCTTTATCAGTAGGCACAGGTCTTACTTTAGGAGCTGCAAGTTATCCAGTCACTGTAGGTGGTGGAGGTTCTAATTCAGTTTTTTCAAGTATAACATCAACTGCTGGCGGAGCTGGCGGTTTTCCTAGTGTAAATGCAGGGGGATCTGGAGCTGGTGGAGCAGCCTGTGGATCATCTACTGGTGCAGCCGGTAATACTCCTCCAGTAAGTCCAGCGCAAGGTACACCTGGTGGTGACGGAGCATGTGTTCCAAATGCTGCTTGTCCAGGAGGTGGTGGCGGTGCTGCTGACCCAGGATCAAATGGTTCTGGAAGTCCAGGTAATGCTACTGGTGGACCTGGTGGTGACGGAGAAGCATCAGCAATTACAGGATCATCGGTAACTAGAGCTGGCGGCGGTGGCGGCGGAGCAGGTTTTCAAGGATTTGGTAGAAGTTCAGGCAACGGTGGCCCAGGAGGCGGTGGCAACGGCGGTGGCAGCGGCGGAACAAATAATACTGGTGGCGGCGGTGGCGGTTCAAATTCACCATCTGGTGGTGGAGGCGGCGGCGGATCAGGCGTTGTAATTTTAAGGTATCAATTTTCATAATATGGCTCATTTTGCAAAATTAAATAATGATAAGGAAGTCATCGCAATTAGTGTTGTGAGTGACAACGATACATCTGATAGTGCAGGTATAGAAGTAGAATCTATAGGACAACAATTTTTAGAAACAATACATGGTTGGGATAAAGATTTATGGAAACAAACTTCATATAATACATATCAAGGTGAGCATAAATTAGGCGGAACTCCTTTTAGAGGAAACTATGCTCAAAAAGGAATGGTATATGATGCAACTAATAATATTTTCATTGAACCACAACCTTACCCAAGTTGGACATTAAATGTCTCTGCTGCAAAATGGGATCCACCCGTTGCAAAACCATTTTTACAAGAAGGTGTTTATTACACTATTGAATGGAATGAATCTAATAGTAGGTGGGAAGGATATCCCGCAGGTGAAATTGTTACACCTGAAACTCAAAAATATTATTGGGACTCCGATAATAGCTCTTGGCAAACCATATAAAATATAGTATTCTCCTTTCTATAAAGAAAATATAAAGGAATACTTATGAATAAACAAACACTATCAGAACTATTTATTATTGAGGATTATCTTCCTGAAGAATCACACGTAAAAAATAGTGAATTAAATAGTTTTATTTTAAACGATTTAGCAACTTCTTCTTTTGAACCATTAGATAAAAACAGGTATGGAGATCTAAACCTAAAATTTAGAAAAGAATACAACTGGGTTTTTGACTATGTGGTAGATCAAATCTATGTAAAAAATAATAATATGCAGTTGCGATTTGAAGGAGTGTCTGCAAATGTAGAGGGACAGGGTCAATCTAGTTTCAGTAGGCATAATGTAAATACTCTCGATGTTTTTAATTCACCTGACATAACAGTTTTATATTGTGTAAATGGAGAAGGAGAAATTGTAATAGAGTATCCTGAAAATATCTACAAAGAAAAGTTTATTACTTTAGACATGGAACCTAGAAAAATAATTATATTTAATTCTGGATTAAAGTATTATTTTTTAAAAAACAATTTTAAAGATCTAAGAACTACTCTATGTTATAAGGCTAGAATTGTATAAGGATGATTCTTAAATATAATTATTGGCAGTTTCAGTCAATTTTACCAAAAGAAGTTTGTGAAAATATAATTAAGTTTGCAAAAGAAAAGAAACAAAAAAAGGGTAAAGTAGGCATGAATAATAAGTTAAAACCAAATCTTGTTAAAAGAGATTCTAACGTTGTTTGGTTAAAAGAAGATTGGATCTATAAAACAGTATTACCTTATCTTGACATAGCAAATAAAAATGCAGGCTGGAATTTTCAAACAAACATTGCTGAGTCTGCTCAATTTACAATTTATAAAAAAGGACAATATTATAATTGGCATTTTGATGCCAATCCCGAACCTTATAAAAAACCAAAAGATAAAAATTTAAATGGTAAAATAAGAAAACTATCTATGACAGTGTCATTAAATGATCCAAAAGAATACTCAGGTGGTGATTTTGAATTTAGAGTTTTTGATTTAAACGGAAAAGGTGTAATTCATAAATGCAAAGAAATAAGACCACAAGGTTCAATAGTAGTTTTTCCATCTTTTATGCACCACAGAGTAACACCTGTTACTAAAGGAGAAAGAAACTCTTTGGTTATTTGGGCTGTAGGCAATCCATATGTTTAAAAAAGATAATTATAAAATAATAAAAAATGTTATAGATAAAAAATTAGCTTTATTTTTATATAATTATTTATTTATTAAACAAAACGTAGCTAAAACTTTATTTGAAAGAAAGTATATTTCACCTTATGAAAATATTCATGGAATATTTGATGACCCACAAGTTCCAGGTTCATATGCAATATATGGTGATGTTGCAATGGAAACTTTATTAGCTGGAATACATCCATTAGCGGAAGCACATACAGGATTAAAATTATATCCAAATTGTTCTTACACAAGATTGTATTTAAAAGGCAATATTTTAAAAAGACATAAGGATAGATACTCTTGTGAAATATCTACTACATTAAATCTAGGTGGCGATCCTTGGCCAATATATCTAGAACCAGATAAGAAAAAAGGTTTTTGGAAAAATGGTAAGTATATACCTAGTAAATCAAAAGGTATAAAAATTATATTAAATCCTGGTGATATGTTAATTTATAGAGGTAATATTTTAGAGCATTGGAGAAACAAATTTAAAGGTAATACGTGTGCTCAAGTTTTTTTACATTATAATAATAGTAAAACACCGGGAGCTAAAGATAATTTATACGACGGAAGACCACATTTGGGTTTACCCGATTACTTTACTAAAATTTATGAACTCAAAAATAAAAAATAATTATCTTATTCATCAATCTAAATTTATAAAAGAAAACGCTGAATTTTTTTACAAAGAGTGTTTAGAAGGAAAAGAACGACATAAAATAATGTTTCCTACAGAAAACTCTACTACTTGGAGCTATAAAAAGTATAACACATTTGCTCTAACAGCAGGGTCAATTATTTTTTATAAACTATTTATAGAATTAAAAAAAATAATATTTGAGTATGTTGGCACTAAAGAACCTTTGTGGTTTCAAAGTTGGATAAACATACATGAAGAAGATGAAGTATTAAATTGGCATTCACATTTTAATTCTATCGCTCATGGATATATTTCTATAAATCCTGAAAAAACAAAAACTGTTTTTGAAAATTTTGAGATAGATAATAAAATAGGTCAAATATATATTGGTGAAAGTAACAAAAAACATAAAGTTGTAGTTTTAAATGGGTTTAAAAAGAAAAGAATAACTATTGCGTTTGATGTAATAGACTTAAAAACTTTTAATAAAATTAAAAAAAAAGATAGTAATGATATTAATTTAAGTTTTTTTCCATTATGAGAATACTAGACCCACATAAAAGATATGAAATATGTAAATCATGTATTAATTTTGTTTCATACACTAAACAATGTAAGTTGTGTTTTTGTTTTATGAAAATTAAAACTAAGTTTAAACAATTTAAATGTCCAATTAAAAGGTGGTAGATTATGTTATTTCCAATTACAATAGTAGATAATTTTTTTGAAGATCCTGATTACATAGTAAAATTTGCAAAGTCCTTAAAATATAAAGATCTAGATATATTACCGGGGTCAAGAACAGATGCACTTCACAATATAGATAAAGAATTTTTTAATTGGATTACAAGTAAATCTTTAAAATTACATTACCCACAAGAAGACGTGTCTTATGAAGCAGAAGCTCGTTTTCAAAAAATACCTGTTAATTTAAAATATGATGGGTGGATACATCATGATGTACCTAGTGAACTTACTTGTGTTATCTATCTCTCAACAAACACTGATACCGGAGTAAGTTTTTATAAACGTAAAAGTCCCATGAGAATTTTAAATAAACAAGAATTAAAATATCATTATTTTAAAGACCCCAATAGAAACAAAAAAGAAATGGCAGAAATAGAAAAAGCTAAAAAATTTAATAATGATTTTTTTGAAGAAACAATAAATGTTAAAGGTGTATATAATAGGTGTGTTTTATTTGACTCTTCTTTGTATCATGCAGCTCACGTATTTACAGGAAATGAACAAAAAGACGATAGACTAATCTTTGTAAATGTGATATTTTCTATAAGTAATAATAGTAAAATGCTTAAATATCCTGTTACAGAATGTACTAGATATTAGCATTTATACTACCAATGCACCAAAAACCCTTATATAAAGGTTTACTATGCTACAAAAAATAGGATTTCAACCAGGTATAAATAAACAACTTTCTGAAACCGGAGCCGAAGGTCAGTGGACAGGTTGTGATAATGCTAGATTTCGATATGGTGTTCCTGAAAAAATAGGTGGTTGGAATCAATTAGGTAATGTAAATCAAAATGAGTTAACAGGAGCTGGTAGAGGACTTCATCATTTTATTAATAGTTTATCTAGAAAATACGCAATTATAGGAACAAACAGAATTCTATATGCTTTTTCTGGAGGAATATTTTATGACATACATCCCATTCAAACGACTACAACTCTTACAAGTGCTTTTAGTACAACTAATGGATCACCAACAGTAACTATAACTTACCCTAGTGCACATAATTTAATACCTGGAGATATACTTTTAATGAGTGGTTTTTCAACAATTACAAACTCTAATTATAGTGCTTCTGATTTTGATGACAAAAAATTTATGGTGACTACTGCACCTACCAACACAACAATAACTATTACAATGGCTTCTAATGAAAGTGGTTCTGGTGCAACTACTTCAGGAGGAATAACAATTAAAAAATATTACACAGTAGGACCAGCTGTTCAAGCTCAAGGTTTTGGTTATGGTCTAGGTTCTTGGGGTGGAGAAGATGGTTCAGCATTCACAACTACTTTAAATGGTGCACTTGGAGACAATGCATTTGGGACTGGTGGATCAGGAACTTCTATTACATTAACAAGCACTGCTAACTTTCCTGATTCAGGAACAAATTTTATTTTAGTAGGAACAGAAGAGATATCTTACACAGGTGTATCTGGGAATGATTTAACAGGTATTACAAGAGCAGTTAGAGGAACAACCAGGGCAGCTCATAGCGACGGAGCAACAGTGACTAACTCTTCAGAATATGTTGCATGGGGAGAAGCAGCATCAGGGGATTTAGTTCTTGAACCGGGTATGTGGTCACTAGATAATTTTGGTGACAAAGCAATTTGTTTAATTCATGATGGTGC